GGCGAAGGAGCGCGAAACCGCTGCCATTACTAAATGGCTTGCGGCGGAACTTCGGAACGAGAAGACCAACGTGCGTCTCACCTGCCTGTCCACACAGTTTATGGTGGCGGGTAAGGGGGGCAAACGTTTCGTGTCGTCCGACTCCATCTTGGAAAGGGCGCGCGTTTACATCATGCAAGTCTTGGGAACATCACCGTTCGTGGGGCCTACCGGCCCTTCGATCGAGATCCTGAGAGGCACCTTTACTTCTGGTGCTAGCACTCAATTCGCTCGTGGTGTAGGTGTTACCGCAAGGAAGTTCATGGAAGAAGCGCACGTTACTCCAACCGCGCTGAAGTACGCCTCGCTTGTGCGAGGTAGTGCCGAGACGTGGAAGGTAATCTCGGATGCTGCGAGGGGCGGTTCGCCCCTCGAACTTGTCAGCAGACCGGGCAACGTGATGTTCACAGTGCCCAAATCCTCGGAGATTGACCGGTGCGCCGCTAAGGAGCCCGGTCTAAACATGTTTCTCCAGAAGGGAGTCGGTGGTTTTCTTCGCCACCGGCTTCGGTCAGTTGCAAAACTCGACCTTAATGACCAGACCCGAAACCAGCAGCTTGCTAGGATCGGGAGTCTCGGGGGGCTTGCCACCCTTGACTTATCCTCGGCCTCGGATACTATATCCTTGGCTTTGGTGTTCCGGCTGTTACCTCTGGAGTGGTTCACGTACCTCGACGACATCAGGTCAAAGACTTGCCTGGTGAACGGAGAGGTGCATGAGCTTAGCATGTTCTCTAGTATGGGAAATGCATTCACATTCGAGCTGGAAACCCTTATCTTTTGGGCTCTGGCTTGTGCGTGCACCTACCATCTGGGGGTACGAGGAACGATTTCTGTATATGGGGACGATATAATTGTCCCTTCTTGTGCTGCGGGCTTCATTGCTCGTGTGTTCGCCTTCTGCGGCTTCAAGGTTAACCCCAAGAAGTCGTTCTGGCGAGGCCACTTCCGCGAGTCTTGCGGGAAGCACTGGTATGCGGGAGTCGACGTGACCCCGTTCTACGTTAGGGAGCCCGTGGTAACCATTCCACGACTGATCCACTTCGCAAACCGCCTAAGACTATGGGCGACGCAGGGTGGACAGGTAGACGATCGTTTCTACCACTTGTGGAGAGACGTCGTTCGAAGTGTTCCCCGACGTTTGCGGGGGGGTTGGGACCTGGATTCTATATACCAGGTGGTTTCGTATGAGACCCCAGTTGATAGGTTAATCCCGATCACTAGACGTGTGAAGGATGTCCCTGAAGCTGGTCTATACCTCCTTTGGTTGCGTAGCGCAGAAGGGCGCGCTGAGGGCCCGGGTGTTTACTTTTCCGACAGCGAAGGTTTTCGCGTCGTTGAGGCTTTATCAACCTCGACAGTCGAAGAAGTTAAGCCTAGGTTCAAGGCCTGCCCAGCTGTGCTTGACGGCACACATGGACAGAGACCCCTCCCATGGTTTTGGGAGGAGTTTCCGGGTTTATTGCCCGAATCCATGACACCTCTCGGAG